GCTGTTTATTTGCTTGTATCTATATCGGCACTTGCTTGTCTATCTACGGGATTGTCTGCAAGTTCTAACATTCCAAATGTAACTGCAACAGCAAGAGCTCCCATAGCCGCTACTATTCCTAGCCAAGTTAATATTTTATTTTTCATTTTCATCTCTCCTGACTTCATTTTAATATCTTACTCTAGTAATATTATATCAAAATTACCTTTTTATGGATATATTTTCTTGTATTTCTTTTTTAAATCATTAATTTCATACATACTCTATAAAATTAGCATTTTTATAAGAGTATCCTGCTATTTCCTTTCAAATTAATTTGTTATAAAAAAATCACCTCGATATTCAAATATCGAGGTGATAATAAAATTAATATTTTATTATTTACGAAACATCTTTATTATGATTTATATCCTAAATAGCTTACCTTTTTCTGATAAAGTTATACGAATATCTTCTTTCTTCACTGAGTCATATTGAGAAATTTTTTCGTTCAAGACCGCTACTATATACTGACATCCCATCTCATTAACAATTTTTATCACATTTTCAAAAGCTATTTTATCCATAGTCTCCAATACGTCATGTATAATAAAATCTGGCCTTTTTATTTTATCTTCTGAGAATTTTTGATATGCTAAATCAAATGCTGAGATTACTGATTTCTTAGTTCCGGTACTTAATCCTGTATCTTGGCTAGCAATCGCTAATGGGAAATCCTTTCCAGTTGGATACAAATAAAAATCTTCATTTGTAATATCGTTACTAAATTTCGTGAAATACTCATTAAATTCCGAAATGAACTCATCTATATTACTATTAGTTTCTAATTGCTCCAGATCTTCTTCCAATATCCCAATAAGACCCTCAAGTCCATCATGAATTTTGACTATTTCTTCAAGTTTTCCTTTTTCTTCACTATGAATTGCTAAGTTCCTTTGTAATTCATAATATTCATCTAGGTTATTCTCTTTAATTAACATAATAATATCTTTATGTTCCTCAAATAAACTAGAAATTCTTTCTTTAACTTTTATAATTTGTTGTACTGTTCTGTTAAATTGATTGCTATAAAAATCAATTTTATTATTTAAAAGTTGCTTATTAAACTCTAGAAGTTCCTCAAAAGTTTTATTCAGTTGTGAAAAATTATCGCTAGTCTCGTTATATAAATTTTTTAACACATCCTTGTTGATACTTTGAGAATTATCAATTCTGGCCTTATAAAGAATTTCTTCTATTTTTCTCTTCTTGAATTTCAATTCATCTAATTTATCGACTAACCTTGTATAATATACTCGAACTTCACTAATTTCTTTCTCGTTTAATTTATATCGTTCAGAGTCAACTAAATTCGAAAGACTATTATTGATCGCTTCAATTTTCCTATCGATAATCAACAATCTTTGAGTTAATTCATTTATATTTTTAATTTGGTGTAAGTATTTAAATTTCTTCAAATCATTTTCACTTTGTTTAAGGTCCGCTTTTAACATTAATCTCTTTTCACTAATCTCTTTTTCATTAAAACAGAATAAAAATGAATATATATTTTCGTATACAGCATCTGGAGTTCTAACGTCTAAAAACTTCAAAAATTTATCATTATCTTGTCTTTGATCTATCCTTACAAATTTAGGAATTAATTGTCTGAAAGTGGGCGTAGCGTTAAAATTGTTGAAAAATATTTCGTTAGATGCTCTCCAAAAAGCATCCCTACCTAACTTTTCATCATTTATATATCGTTTTCCTCTTTCAAATAATTCTACTCGGAAGGTATTTATTCTAGTATCACTGAAAAAATCATTTACTACTTCTAATTCTGCATAGATTTTATTATTATGAATATAATTTTTCAGTTGAGTATTTATACCTAAATCTTCATTATAATATATATACTTTCTATCTTTAGCCCCTAGACAAATATCTATTAGTCTTAAAACTGTAGTTTTACCAACGCTGTTACCTTTCCCCTCATTAATGGTGCTATTATCTACAATATAATTCATACCTTTTTTAAAGGTTATTTCTCTTATTATCTTATCTTCAGGTTTAGACTCTCTAATGGTTAATTTCTTAATGTACATAAATTAACCTCCCCTCTTTAAAAGTTATTTTCTCAATTAAATATAAAAAGTTAAGCGCTAAAAGATAATCACTGTATTTTAGAAATTCATTATATTCTCGCTTTACCATGTAGTATCCTTCATCCACGTGTATCCCATTAGTTACTTTTAGTTCTTCAATAGTACAACAAGCAATATAATAAATATTATCTGCAGGTCTGGCATCCTTGTTAATAAGCATAATTTTTCCTTTCTGATTCTATTCTGGCACTGGCTCTAAGAGTTGACATTTAGTAAAAGCATAGAACATTACTTGGTAAATAGTTTCAGATTTTTGTTCTTCCGTTAATAAATATCCACTAGACACATTACATTTTATGACTATTTCAAATAGATCATTAAATACTAAATCTAATATTTTATCTTTCGGATATTCTTCCATATCCATCACATATCCTATATAAATACCTTTAATATGACGAATAAGCGTCTCCCTTTTCTCAAAATGTGCAAGAATATCTTCAACATCTCCATAACTGTATGAATGAAGCTCAAACAATGCCGCATACTTTTTAATTTTATTATATTTCATTTTTGCAAACCATTTTGAATTAGTATATATAGAATACTCAACTGTTTCTTCTATATCTGCATTAGCAATACTACAACACACATCATATAGAAAACTTCTATTTGTTGTAGGTATAGAGTTAATAATTTTTATATCATTACCATCTCCAATCACTGCTACGCCATTGTCTCCTGTATGCGCTGTCTTATTACCGACCATTACTTATGATCCTTTCCCGTAGTTACAGTGTTCCCTTTACCCATGATGCTAACTCCATTTTCACCACTTGTAACTTGCTTATTGAAATTCCCCTTATTCAGCTGACTTGTTGTAATATTGTTTTCTATTAATATCTCATTAAGTGCCTTTATTTTTTTCTCAGCTTTCCTATTCAAATAAAAATTATAAATTGTAAGTAGAGATGCTAATATTGCTAATGCTGTTTTAAATGTCTCCATTTCACTTTTTCTCCTTATCATTTGATGTCTTTCATCTAGAAATTTCAGGTAATTACAATACAATTATAACAGATGAGAAGGATTAATTTATAAATTAATATAATAAAATTTTGAAACTCTTCTATTACAAGAAACGTTGATTATTTTAAACAACAAGGCAAAGATTATCCATCGTTATCAGATTTGTTTCAACGGAGTTTGGGAGTTTTGGTACCGACTCTGAAAACGCCCCTTCCCCCGTTATTACATGATATTTTACGTTTTTTTCAAAAAGGGTAGGCGGTACTTCAAACGTTGTCTACTCTCTCAATAACAAATAAATAATTCATTTAATTAAAATAAAACATAACTATTCTTATGAACAAATCTATAACTCACTTCATCTAATCCCATTGATCTCAGCATTAGATTCGTTCTACAATGAACATCTCTAAGATAGAAGTTCTTCTTCTTTTCTGCTATCTCTGTGACGTAATGCTTAACGATTACTTCGGCTACCACAAATCGAAATGTATTCTCATCTAATCCCTCTCTAATTAACTGTAAGCATTGCAGTTTCTCTTTCATTTTATAACTCCTTTCTTATCCTCTCATTACAGTAATTCACCACCAATGAATACACGATGCATATCCAGTATTCCTGCGAATGTATACAACACTTCATTTGCACTCTTATCTGTTTGTATTTCTCGTCTCTCATACCAGTGTGAAGCTATCGCTAAACAAGGTATTATCAGCTCATCAGGTAGTTCTTTAAACTCATTGAATTTCTTATTCAAATACGATTGAATATAGCTCTTGGCTGCCACTATAATAAGCTCTATTAATTGGTCATCATCCGTATGGTCAACTCTTAAATAATTCTTTGTGAACGCTAAATCAATATCTGTTACTTTAATCATCAGCTTACAACCTCTCTCCATCTTTTATAAAAAAGAAGAAAGACTAAGAGTAGGCGCTCTCAGTCTTTATACAGTTAGTTATCAGTAACTTTTAAAGCTCCATTACCTTGTAAACTGATACTGTAAGTAACTAAATCATCATATGGCATATCTAAGCTGAAATCTGTAATCGTACAGTTTCCACGATACTTGGCACCTGATGGGAATTCTAAATATACATTTACATTCTCTGAATCTAAGAATGCTTTCTCTAAGATTGCATATGCTTCATCTGATTCAACGAAAGCACCATCAGCATCGATAGAGAATTCTTTAAATCCTTGTAAGGATTCTTTCCAATTACCTTCAGTGTCCTTAGATGTAGCATCAATACTTTCCGCACTACGGCTCAATGAAGCATTTCTCTGACCTGCTAAAACTTTACCTGTCATCGCCTCTTCAATATATAACTTTACTTTCATACCTGAAATTTTTTTAGTCATATTCGATTCCCTCTTTACTTTTAGTCAAATAAAAAGAGAGCCGAATTAACGACTCTCCTTTTGTGAATTTTTTCACAAGTGTAATTATACTGAAGCCACATTTAATCGAGCAATTGCTTGTGGATTTGTTACAGCACCATCCATGTAAGCATCCGCAACCAATAAACGACTACCACGTAAAGCATTAGCAGTATCAACCACATTAAGAATTGACATTTCTTTCTTTACAAGAATCGTATAAGCTTCTGCAATATCTCCGAATACCGCTGGAGTCGTATCTGGTAATGCTTGAGTTACGTATACTGGAGTGCCAAATAAGGTATAAGTAATAGCACCGTTCACAACGCCGTTTTGAATGTATGGGTGACCGTTCCCATCGACGATTTTCGCAATAGTATTAAATAGATTTCGATTCATATAGAACGCTGATTTTGAAATAAAGTCAGGATGAATTGAAGTGTATAACTCAAGAAGAGGTTTCATATCCTTAATAACTTCTGCTTCGACTTTCGCAATATCAGTCTCGCTCAAGATCCCTTTAAACTCTTTCTTTCCATCTCCTACAAATACTGCATGTTCGGCAGTTTTAGCAAGACGACGAGAAAGTAAATCTTGAGAGTAAGCAACAATATCAACACCAGCATCATTTACTAGTTGCTGACTTACTGACATTCCTGCACCAAGTCGTTTTTGTCTCAAGTTAACTTCTTCGAAATTCAGCATTTCTTCTAGAATTGATTCTCCCTCTTCCCAAAAACCACCAGTAATGCCATCAGCTTCACGAGGTACTTTTAAAGAACCAGCAACGGAAGTAATTTTACGAGCTTGAGCGAAAGCTGGTGAAACTTCTTCCATCTTCTTAACAATTGCTCCAGAAACATTTTCAGGAATAAGTGCTTTCCCGTCTCCTGTTGTTGTTAAAGATCGAGATTCAGAACCTTCTCGTAAGTATTGTTCAAATGCCTTAATATCGTTTGAGCGTTTTTCCATTTTCATCATTGTATGATTACCTCTTTCGTTTTTTAGTTTTTCCATTGAAGGAACGTCGATTTCTTCAATTAAATTAATCTCTCTTGCTGCAAGTGAGCTTTGAGAATATGCAGGATTTCGTACGGCTGAAACTTCGAATAATTCCAACTCTTCAATAGTTCGAATCATTACTCCACCCACCTGATTCCAAGAATCTTTCAAGGAAGTAAATCCAAATGACATGTTACGAACAAGGCCATCAGAAATTAATTGATAGTAGTCTTTTCCATAAGTTGTTGGACTGATTTGAGCTTCCATATATAGCCCTTCTCCATCTTCCCGAAGAGTAAGAGATTCATTTCTTGTGGAAGCAAGAACTTGTTTTGAGTCATGTTCAGCAAGAAAATCAATATCCTTAGAACGATTTTCAATAGCTCGTTGAAATGCACCAGGAGCAATTTTTTCTCGAAACTTCTTAGTAGTTCCAAGAACTTCACTTAAGGCGCCAGGTTTATTAACGTAGCCAGACACAATTAAACCCTCACTGTTTGAAGTGAGGGCTACTTTGTTACTTCTTAATTCCATTGTCTTCATTAGTTATTTCTCCTTTGACCTGATTGTCTACAACTCCCATATTAGGAATAGTTAACTCACCTGTTTTCGCATCTTTTAACACGTTACCAAGTGACAACGTATAATAGTCTTTTTCAATCTTCGGCATATCAAGTTTCGCTCTTGCTTCATTAAATGAAATAAGACCATTTGATAAAGCTTCAGAAACGGTTTTAATTTTTTCTGATTCTGTTGTTCTAAGAATCTCTGACGTATCAAAGCGGAAGTAATAGCCAAGTTGCTGTTCTGTCTCGTTTAGCATTGCATTGTCTAATGAGCTTTCAATAGCTGTGATAATTGGGAATAGAGTTCCTTTAAGATATTGAGCACCATTTTGCTCTAAGCTGTTATATTTGTTAGCTGAACTGTTAATCATACTTTCAGGAATATTAAACAACCTTGCAATCTCTGAAATCATCGTTTTATGACTATCTGTAAGTTGCATTTCATCAGGTTTCATTGAAAGTGGAACGAATTCCATACCTTCTTCTAGAATAATGGTTCGTCCTGAACGAGAAGCACCTTGATATAAACTTTCCCAGCTCTCTCGCAAACGATTAATTACAGTTTCAGTTAGCCTCGAAGCCGACTTTAAAACCCCTGTTGGAACAGCCGAGTTAGTAAGCAACGCTAAAGAATATTCAATTTGCTGAGACGCTTGTACAAGAATCTTTCCACCGTCCGCAAGTATTCCATTTGTAGCACTATCAATAATAATCACTTCTGATGAATCTAACTCAACAGTACTTGTACCGTTGTAAGTAATCTCTTTACGACCAAGTGTAATGCCATCATCAGTGTAATCAGTTTCATCTACGTTTCTTGCTTCTAAATGATGAAGCTCTCCATTTTTCTTATAAAGATAAGCTTTACCATGTAATAGATAATCAGTGACAACTTTCTTTTTAATTGATTGAGCTGCTTGGAACTTATTACTTCTGTGATTAAGAATGTTTACTCTTGAATCTGATACTTTTTCAATACTCTTATCAATCTCATTTTCTATATACAAATAGATTGGAAGTGTTGAAATAGAGTTACTAATTAATTCTACTGCTGCTTTAACAGAAGGAGTTTTTAGTGCTTCTTCTTTGCTAATAATTGTTGCAGGCTTACCTGAATAAATTGCTGTAGAAAAAGAATTTTTGGAGTAGTCTTTTTTATTTTTATTAAAGCTAAAGGGAAATGCCATCATATCGTTCCTTTCTTTGAAATTGTTCTATAGAAGTTTCACACTTGTGAAAAACTAAAAAATCGTAAAAATAAAAAAGACGATACCGAAGTATCGCCTTAGTTTGAGGGTGGCTTAAGCCCTCTTTATCCTCTTGAAAATCGTACAAAAAGCAATTCTAGGTCGCTCGAGTTTAAAACTGTCATGGCGCACTCTAGATCCACTTGTATACATAAATATTAGTGATTTCCGTCACTAATATTCAATGATTAAAATTACTAAATAAAATTCTCGAAGAGACTACTTCAAGCACTTTACTTAATAATCTTTAGAAGGAGGTGAGATCCAAAAAAATTCTAAAGTTCGAATTAAGGAACTCTAAAAACATAATGGATCTCTAACTTTATATGCATAACTGCAACTGGTGCTTCTTCCTGACTTTCCACATCAGGAGGAAAGAAATATGGAAAACACAAAACAATTAAAATTAAGAGAGATCTATAAACAAAGATTTTCACATTTATGAAACTTTTTATCTCTCTATAATATATATACGTTGCGCCCTACTTTTGTACGTACTATTTAAAAATTCTTTGAGTTACTTTCTCATAAAAAAGAAACACTTAGAATGAATAGTTGTTAAATAACCTGTTACAAGAAAAACGAAGTTTTTCTTGTATAAATAAATTTTTATAATTAAGTATTATTAATTAAATATTAATAGAGTTTACTTATTACACTATCCAAGTGTATTTTTTACACTATCGAGGTGTACTTATTACACCTTTAAAAAACAAATAAAAAATGATAGCTTATACAGCTATCATTTCAATAAATTCATCTGGTGCAAGTTTTTCTTCTTCCTCAGTTAAAGCATTGATTATAACAGGATAATATACAACGTATTTATTTACTGCATTTTTATTAGCACTTGTTCTTTCACGAATAACTTTAACAAGCTTCTTTTCTTCTAAAAGTTCAATTGCCTTAACAACTGTTTTATTACTCCCAATTCCTAAATCTTTTTGTATTGTTTTGATTGATGGAAATGCACAGTTCATGTTTGTGTTGTAGCGATGATTTAAGTAACTGTATACCATGTAAGCAGTTGCTTTACCTTTCAATAGATAAAATACATTATTCGAGATTTGGATAAAATCTCTATCCAACTTATCGATTCTTCGAAATTTGATTTCAATTTTTTTATTCATAATTAATTCCTCCGATTGATTTATTTCTCTCACTTTATGTTTATATACGCAAAATGAAAAACGTAAATCAAACGGAACAATGTTTAAAGTTTATTTTTCTTAGAGGTGTTCCAAAAAGGTTATCTTTCTATTTTAAATAAGAAACGTAACAAATCTGGAACATTAGAAAAGTATATAAAATGAGAATTTTATTTCTTCTTCAACTCCCCATGAAAATTAAAAGCTCAAAATCTAAAAAAGAGCATAAGAAAATAAACCCAGTAAATATGCTTTTTAAAAAGGCTGAGCCTTCTGAATGGTCATTATTAATTTGGTAGGTAATCCTTCCTTCCATAAAAAATATAG